TTGCTCATAAGGGTATGTTTACTAAGACCCTTCGTGAGCGAAGTGATCAGATCCGGGTGGTAGATAATCATAACAAGAGTTCAGTACTTGATGTAGTTGGTAAGCCGATTAAGTTGTATGAAGTTGGTCGGAATGAGCTTCCTGGTGAAGTCTTGGTCAGATTCCCTGATGCGACTGGCGGCTTGATGGCTGATACGAAGTTCTTGTTGAAGACTCCAGAGGGCTTCGGTTCGTTCCATAGGCTGAAGGAAGGAGCGATCAGTGAGTTCTCATTTGCCTATGACGCGATCACTGTTGATTATGAGCAACAGGGCGGGAAGAAAATTCGCCACCTTCGTGAAGTACGGCTTTGGGAGTATGGTCCAGTCATCTTCGGCATGAATAGTGCGGCGGTGGCTGTATCGGCAAAAACAGAGGTAGAATCGATCACGCTTGAGGTGCAGGAACTTGAAGGCGAATTGGGAGAACCTGAGGATATAGGTAACGGAATCTCCGCTAAAGTCAACAAGGAATCTAATCAGGTAGGATCGTTGCAGTTTGACGGAGAAATATGGACTGAGGCGGCTGCCCGGCTCTGGCTACAGGAACACCCGATCAAGGAACTTGGGTCGTTCAGGAAGCTAGGATCACTTACTCAGGCGTTCAGCTCCAAGTTTGGTTTGGATTACCAAGTAGATGACATCTTTGAAGATCATCTGGTCGCATCCACCTACGATAACCCCTACTATTTCAAGGTGGCTTTTGCCCAGAGCGAAGACGGGATCGTTACCTTCAAAGAGCTGGAAGAATGGGAACGTGGAACACTTGAATTCGTAGCAATTCCAGATGAGTCCAAACGGCTAGCCGGACTTATTGAGGAATTGGAGACAGAGGCCGGGCCGGAACCTCCACCCACCGCTGAAAGTGCGGAAGCCAAAACGCAGGAATTACTCAATGAGCTAGAAAGCTTGGAGGAATAAGATGGGAGTCAATGTTCAGACCTATGATGAGTTGGTAGATGAGAGTACGGCTATTATCACACAGGCCAAGACACTCTTGGCAGGTGAGAATGTAAACGCCGAGACTCATGAGAAGGTAGCACGGATGATTGAGGATGCTAAGGAAAAGAAAGCCCGAAGCGTACTCGTGCGGGAATTGGATGGTCTAGTGGCTGCTAAGGCCAAAGAGGTTACTCCAGTCTCAGCAGTGAAAACACCTTCGGGCTTCAAGTCCTTTGGTGAATTTCTTCATAAGATTTGGGTAACTCAGAAGTATGGTAAGTGGGATCCTAGGTTGCTGGCCAAGGGCGTCTATGTGGCTCTTCCTGATGACCCGCTTCCAACTTTTGACATGGAGAATAAGGGTTGGATTGAGCAGAAAGATCTCGTGGAAAGTGTTGGAACCAGTGGTGGCTTCACGGTATTCCCTGAGCATCTAAGCCAACTGTTTATGCTTTCTGAGTTCCAGCGGTATGTTCGTGAGCGCGCCTTGGTTCTTCCGATGCGGTCACGTCAGGTAGTTATCCCGACGCTCGATCAGACCGGTTCAACTGCGGGAGTTGCAAACATCTATGGTGGTGTGCTTCCGTACTGGACCGAAGAGGCTGCGTCGAAGCAGGAATCAGAGCCTACCTTCAGTCAGATGCAGATCATCGCCCATAAGTTGGTTACATATACTGAAGCCAGTGATGAGTTGCTGGCTGATAGCGCCATTGGGTTGGAGGCACTCCTGACCCGGTTGTTTGGTGGAGCAATCGCTAACGAAGAGGAATGGACCTTCATCAATGGTACTGGTGCAGGACAGCCACTGGGTATCGTGGCAGCGGCTTGTGGCGTTACTATCCGTCATCCTCGGGCAGCGGCGAATGCTATCGGAATCAACGATATCTTCAACCTGCTCAGCCACTTCATGGGTACACAGCCTGTTTGGCTGGCGCATCAGAGTTCGATGCCTCAGATCCTGTCAATGGCAGGTCCTGCTGGGAATCAGTCGTATGTCTGGATCAGCAATGCCAGAGATGCGGCTCCGAGCACCCTGATGGGTTATCCCATCTACTTTATCGAGAACTGCGCTACCTTGGGCAGTGAAGGTGACATAATCTTGGCGGACTGGAGCAAGTATGTTATCGGTGACCGACAGGCCACTCAGATTGACTCCAGCAAGCACTTCCGGTTCCAGAACGACCTTACAGCGTGGCGTGCAGTTCACCGCGTTGGTGGGCGTCCTTGGCTGTCCGCTCCGCTGACCCTTCGAGATGGTGCGACCGAAGTTTCACCGTTCGTTATTCTCGATGACGCAGTTGGTAGCTAATCGCTACAGTCTACCTAGGAGGTAAGACATGTCGTATACGAATAGGTTTGTAGAAGTACATCAGCCGAGTACTCCCTTGTACCCAGCCCTAAAGTCGGTTGCGGTTCATAGTACTGTCTGGATTCCTATGGCTAATCACCAGCGGATTGTGTTCCTTATCATCACAGGAGCCATGACTGCACTATCCACCGTGGACTTCAAGGTTCGTGAGGCTCTCACAGCTGCAGGTGGAACTCCGCTGGATGTCGCCGGGAAGGCGATTACCCAGCTTACTCAGGCAGGTGGAGATGGCAACGATCTGATTGCTGTTGAGGTTCGAACGGAGGAACTTACGGTTAATACTGACTATGCATGGGTTCAGGGTCAGTTGACCGTAGGTACGGATACCTGCTATGCTACGGTGCTTCCGCTTCGATTCATTCCGAACTATCCGCCATGTGTCACAACTGGCTGGACCGAGACCGTCGACTAAGATTCAACTTGGAGGAGGAGGATTACTCCTCCTCCAATCCTCATAAAGGAAGGTATGCATGGCACTAAAGTGGGTTAAAGCCCTTAAGCGTATCAATCGGATAGCTGAAGATAATTCGCGGGAAACCTACTATCCTGGCGATTGGTTTCCGGCAAATAATCAGGAAATCCGTAACCGACTCGCTAAGGGTGAAGTGGCTATCTATGCATCTTCCGATGAGGATCATATCTACTCGAAGACCACTTGCGGAGTGGTTGCTTCGCGACCAGAACTTAGTCTAGCAGCACTGGGTAATCCTGCTAATGGATTGGGCTGGGCTTTGAACACCGAACTTATTTCGACATTTCTTTATACGCTATACTGGCGCGGAGGCAAAATCCGCCCAGAGTTGATCCCAGCATCCTTTGAATTACTTAAAACATGGGAGATGGCTGTTCCATTAGGTAGTTTTGATGTACTGGCTAACGGCATAGGAACTGAGGAAGATAGGGCATTGACCCTTAAAACTGTAGGTGATCTTCGCATTCCAGTGTATGACACGCAGCAGATGTATGTAAAAACCTGTCCGGCTACACAGCAATTATTTACAGCCTGGAAAGTTGAGCAAGAAAAACTTCCTGCGGGGGATGATCGACTAGCATTTATCAGGGCCTTGTATCTGAATCCCTTATTGATACTTGCCTTACCACCAAGTTGGATAACCGGGATCAAGCGTGACTAAAGGGATTTGCTATATAGCATACGGTAATACTTCCTTAAGGGAAGCGCGTAGGGCGATAGAAGGACTTAAGCAACACGTAAAACTTAAAATCGCTCTTATTTGCGAGAAACCTACTCTTATGAAGGGAATCTATCATATTCCCTATGAGGATAGTACCTTCGGGGCTCGAGGTGTTAAGGTTTCGCTAGACAATCTTTCACCCTTCGATCAGACCTTATACCTGGATGCAGATACTCGGGTTATGAGCCCTGCAATCCTATATGGCTTTGAGGTACTAGACGCAGGATGGGATCTGGTAATCGCACCCTCGGCTAATCAGGGACATAACTTGTTTGCGCACATTGATCCTAAAGAACGAGAATATACGTGGACTCAGCTTACTAATCCGTTCCCGTTGCAGCTCCAAGCAGGAGTGATGTGGTTTAGTAAGTGTGATAGGGTATTAGAATTCTTTGACGCCTGGAGGGTTGAGTGGAACATGTTCAAGCAGCATGATCAGGCAGCTATGGTCAGAGCATTGCAGCAGCACCCACTGCGAATATGGATACTGGGACAGGACTGGAATAGCCGACGAGGCGCCATAGTAGATCATTATTTTGGGAGAGCTACTGCGTGAACATAAATATAGTCTGCAGGAATTGGGAAGACGATAGAGTACTTCCAAGATTTGCCAGGTATCTTTCCAGAGTAAATGGGTGGAGCTTAAGCAAAGTTGTTGATGACAGTGCTGATCTCAACTACTACATGGCGTACTTTGAGATTCTGAAGAATAAGCAGTATTCAGGGAAGATGGCCTCCTACTTTACGCATTATGAGACAGGTACTGGGAAGGCTACGTGGTATGATCGAGTAGCAGAAATGGCTAATCTTAGGATTGCCATGAATCAGGGCCAACTGAAGCACCTTAAGACCTTTGGTCCTACAGTAGTTATTCCCTTGCCCGTAGAGGGCGACCATTTTACGCTTAGAAGTGGAAAGTCCCAGAAACGACCTAGAGCCGGCTTCAGTGGGTTTGTATATTCCTCTGGGAGAAAGGGACAGAAGCTGGCAGCAGAGCTCGTTTCAGAATTTAAGTCACGAGTAGATTTTGTAGCATCTGGTAAGGGCTGGCCATGTCAAACTCTGCGCTATCCTTGGCGAACCCTGCCAACCTACTATAAGAGCTTAGACGTCTTTGTATGTACATCCTCCATAGAAGGTGGCCCAATGACCACCTTAGAAGCACTCTCAACCGGCGTCCCTGTGGTTATTCCTGCTGAAGTAGGCATTCATCCTCAGCTCCCGTATATCCCTGGGATCTATCGGTACATAACAGGCAATAAGGATAGCTTAGCAGTTGCGATGGAACAAGCACTTGGAGAGTTGGATACGATAGATCGAGAATCCCTACGGGCAGCAGTGGCTGGATTTAGCGTGGAAGCCTTTTGTACGGGGAATAAGCTTGCAATAGAACAGATACTTCAACCTTCTAAGCCAAAGAAGATTCAAAAGGACTGGAAAGCAAATTGTGGAATCTATCTGGTAGCGTTTGGTACTCCTGCCAGAAAGTGCGCAAACAGATGTATCAGGGCTTGTAAGCGTCAGATGCCTGATATTCCAATCGCGTTATGTGCAACTGAGCCACTAGATGCTGGTGAAGATATATTCATTGAGTGGGAAGATAAAGATATTGGAGGTCGAACTGCCAAGTTGGCTGCATATGAAAACGCTCCTAAGGAATGGGAATATATCTTATATCTTGATGCTGATACTGAACCAGTAGAGGATATTTCGTTCATTTTCAAGACGCTAGCAAAGGGATGGGAACTTTTAATCTGCCGAGATATGGCTAAGTATGCGGTAGCAAGATTTATGCT